CGTACACGAGTATTTGCACGACATGTTTCCAGAAAAAGGTGAGAATTGGACCCTTAAGTGGGAAACAAGATTAATGAATGAAATAACCATTTCCGATAAGATATTCTTTTTATTGGATTTGAGTAATAAGCTGGCTTTACCCAAAGCCAAAGTGAGGAAACCATGACTGATTTTGAATATAGATGCATTAAAAAAGTTATAGATACTTTAACTGAGATAAGGGAGGCACTAAATGCAATCGCCAAAGAACTTAAAGCGCAGAGGTCGGCTGGCAGCAGTGGAGATGAAGGTCCAGGTTATTGGAGAAGCGCTGGCTACCCTAATCAAGACATTATCCCAACAAGACCAGGACCAATCCAACAATAATCTCATTAAAGTACCGGTCTTAAGACCTCGAGACTTCCTGAAAAAGGAGTCAAAGAGCCCAACCTAGAGGCACCTGGAAAGAGTATCATTTTGATAACCAATAAATACAAGGAGTTACGAGTGGCTAAAAAGACTAAAAAAGGGGGTAAGGCTACGGTACCTACCCCCCTAAAACGCATCAAATTGGGTGCTTCTGGCATGCCCCTTTCTATGGATATCGAGGGCTGTGTTTTGATGGAGATGCTGCTGGATAATATAAAACCCCACGATTGCGGGGTATGTGGGATGACTGCTCTGGAATGTGCCTGCTCTTCTCTCCCCTCACGTTCCCCCAAGGGGGGAATTTCAAAACCTCCTTCGGGACGAAGATTGGCACGAATATTAAGGGAGATTGAAGAAGATTCTTGAACCCGCAGACTCTTCTGTTGCTACAAGAGGTCCAGTCTGAAAGCTAAAGCCACAGGCCACAATGCGATTGCTTAGGGCCATGGCCAAAAGAAATCCCAACAACAATAGGCACGTAGTTTTGAATGCTCCCCTTAAATTCTCTCTCATCGGGAATGATCCTCCAAATGATCCATAAATTTTGATGTTAGTACCCTCACGTCGTCTTTGATTTCTTTAATGTCTGTGGCAATGTGGGCCAAATCATTTTCCTTAACCAACAAGACTTCCTTGGCTAGGGCCTCGGCTTGTTGATTACTGCGCCTCAAAAAATACCACAGGGTTGGAAAAATCAATCCACTTAAGAGTAGGGCTATCCAGTCCATATTGTCCTTAAATTAGGTTCGTCCAAGCCCCGGCTTCATAGCCCTGGAACTTGTTCGTCGTAGAATTGTAAAGAATCATACCATTGGCTGCCGTTAGAGCATCCCTTTGGGTCGTGGTCATGCGAGGTACTATAATGGCTCCAACGGTGGATTGAACGTCCAGGGCACCATAGGCATCGGGAGTACCACCAATTCCAACTAATCCGGCGGCAGTAATCCAAACCCGTTCAGCATCATTTGTATAAAGAACCAGATTATGATTCCCGTCAGTACCAATTTTGCCATAAGTAGTAGACTTGATGGAACAAAAAACAGTAGGGGCTGGAACTGTATTTCTGACTGTAAAACTTGTCGTTCCGGCACCCTGTTCCACGATGCTAGTTGTATAAAGAGTATAAAGTCCAGCAGCCGTAACCAACATACGTTGGGCGTCGTTCGTTACAAGATAAAAGTCATGAGCAGATAATGTTCCGAATGAAGCCTGTGTATCCCCCATATAAGCCGAGAAGGTAGCGTTATTGGTTGTATCTATCAAACGGAGACGGGGATTGGAGGAACCCTGGATCAAAATTCCATCCTGATTGGTATTTGAAAATATATGAAGAGCAACGTCTGGACTTGCTGTGCCAATAGCGAGTCTATTATTGGTATCATCCCAAAAAAGGTTAGCGTTATCTTGGGTGATTGCCGAGGCCCCACGAAAGAGAATACTTCCCTCCGTGAAGTCCGTTTCCTTTTGATATTGGGTGTGGTCATCACCAGTTAAACCGCCGAGGGCTCCGTGGTCAATAGCCCCAATCCCAAACGTAATTGTTCCATCACTTGCGATATGCAATCGTTCGACAACAGCCGAACCATTGTTGACTCCGAGACTAAAATAGCCTTTTCTATCAAGAGCAGTACCGTTTTCTTTACGGCCAGCGATGACAGCAAAATTTGTTGGAGAGGCTGTTGAATTGGTGTAACCCCTTAATCCAATCATTCCGCCCTTATCGATGGCGTGTCCATCCAAGGGCGTCACATGAATTTGGGCTACTCCGTCAAGGACAGCATTCGTACTTTCTACATGAAGTTGAGCAGTTGGAACAGCCTGGCCCAAACCAAACCATGACTCAGTCAAAAAGCTGTGAACTGAACCGATAATTCCGGCACCGAAACGCCCGGCAAGTCCACCTGAACTATTGAAAACATCTAATCCACCACCACTCGATGTTGCCAGCTTACCAAGAGTGGCCATCAGGACTACGCCACTGTCTATAATTCGTATGCCTTTAGCCGCACTTGTAGCAAAAAGTTTGATCGTATGATTCACATTGGCTACAGGAGTCGCACCACGCCATCCACTTTCCCCGGTGGTAAGCATGTTAAACATATCGGATGTTCCAAGAGCAGTCGAAGCACTAATCTTGAAATTATCCGAATCGCTGTTGTCAATTCCAATAGACCATTGAGTAATCGAAGCTACGTCAAACGTGATAAACGAATCGGCTGCCAATGCGCCAGCGACTTTGAGGTACAATTTGACCCCACTACTTGCCGTATCGGACGCATTCTCGAGGGCGACAGTGGTTGTGGCTCCGGCGTTTGATGGGTTTACATGAACTTCATACGCCGGTGAATCAGTGAAAATTCCAAGACCGAATCCAGAAGTAAGGCAAATCTTAGTGGCTGTATCAAGGGCCATCGTGGTAGCGTTGCGAATCTTGAATTTATCGCTATCACTGTTATCTATGCCCATGCTCCAATCTTGACCACCACCACCGATACTCAGAGTATAGATTGGATCACCGGCGGCTGCATTGGCAACTTTTAAGTGCATACGCAGGCCGGAAGAATCAGCGACAACTCCGGTATTCTCAAAGACACACTGAATTATATTCGGATTGTTCTCCTTGAAATGAAAATTATAGTCCGGGCTTGCACCAAATCCAAAGTACGGGCCTACCCCTGAATCGGGTAAGATAACAAAAGCGTCTGCCGTGCCAAGAGGATTGGCACCACTTATTTTGAACTTGTCAGAATCGTCGTTATCAATTCCAACGGTCCAACTCTGAACTCCGGTTATTCGATAGTGGGTATAAACATCCCCACTTCCGGCAGGAGCATGTATATCCACGGAGGCATCTTGGTTGGCGCCTTTGGTTTGAATTAGGAGAGAGGCCACATTACCAGTAGCATGCTCTTGAATAATGGCTGCACTGGCCGCAAAACCAGTTACATTGTGCTTAACATGAAGATCGTAAGCGGGTGTAGCCGTTCCAATTCCTAAATAATTATTAGTATCATCCCAAAAAAGATTGGCATTATCCTCTTCAAGAGTTAAACCATCACTTCCAGCAAATATAACAGAACCAGCAGTAAAGGCATCGTCTGAGGCACTGAGGTCTATGACAAAACTATCGTGCCAATTAGGAATGTGGTAAGTTCCGAGATTCTTTTGAATCTTGAATTTTCCGGTATCCTCTATGAGCCTAAATTCCTTGCCCCCGGTTTCCGTGCCTTTAAGGCGAATAGCGGGCTTACTGTGATATAACTTAAGATTGCCTACTATGGCACGTTTGCCATCACTTCGTATGTAGCCCTCAAGACCCATTAGATCATCCTATCGCCACTGCCTGCAATGCGGTGGTAGTCGGCATCAAAGTCGTGGCTATGAATAGCACCCTCTCCGCCACGCCATTTCTTACGTGGAGCCATCTTAATGGAAGCCGGTGAAGTCACAATACGGAAGGCCAAATAGTCGCAATTGATGCATTGAATGGTCTCGCGCATATTACCCACCGATGTGAGTTCCTCTGTGATGCCTTCACACGTGGGACATTTGTAGACATAGATTGGCATACATCTCCTTAATTCATGTTATAGAAAGGCATCCGTCCTGACTGTATTTCTGCCAATGGACGAATGAGACTTCGATCTATACCGGCTCCAGTTCGGCCAATACCAAAACCTCCAACATCGGCACCTGCAAGGGCTCCTGTAGGATTACGCTTAAACATATTTAAAATTAGGTCCATAAAATCCATATCGGCCTGGATTCCTGGTCCTTTAGAGAGAAAACTACCTCCGGCTTGCCCAGCCATTTCACCTAATGCATTGGCTCCCAACTGACTGCCCGGAACGGGAGCTCCCCGGCCACTTAAATATTCTAGAATTTTAGATATAATTTTAGGGTCTAAGAGAGCCTTAGAGGGTCCCCCCATAGGATTTACTCCTAAAGCTGCAGGACCAAAATTACCCAACATGGATTGAATATTGGGATCAGAAGTTCCAGTAATAAAATTCGGCATTAACGACCTCCACTACGGTAGTAGGCACGTTCCAATTGTTTGTTGCGTTTTTCCCATTCTTTGCCTTGCTTTTCCAAGCGGTCCATGCGGGCCGCAGCACTCAATTTTTCTCTGGGAGTGGCCCGTCTATCCAAGAAAGGATTAATTTCCGAAGAACCCTCACGGGCGACGCGGTTAATATCTTTTTCAATATCTTGGGCCTCTTTTTCAGATTGGGAATATCGTCGCATAATTAAGTTTGGCACGGAAGAGGTACGAACGGGAGATATGGCTTCCAATGTTTGTTCGGTTGGAGAGGCACGACCCTTCTCGTATTCCCGATAAACTCTTTGGAGACTGGTCGGGATAGGTGCCGTTTGTCCCGCAAGAAATTCCAAATGACTTAGGGTCTTGGATTTATCAGAGGGTCGTGTAATAGGAGCCTCTGTCCACCAATTTTGGTCCATGGCACTTTGAACAACGGCCATCACGAAGGGATTGCCTCCCACTAGGCTTCCAACCAGGGGTACCTCTTCGGCTCCTATGGCTGATAAAAGACTCTTTTGCTGGAAGGCTTGTCCGAGGGGTATAATGGGTGAAATATCTACGACTTGTAGACCACCCTTCTTGTCTCGCCAAGGCAATAAAATGTTGAATGGCCCCTTGGTTTGCTCGGTCTTGGGCAAACTCATAAACATATCCTTGAGTTCCTCTACCGAGATGCCATTGTGGGCCGCACTATAGGCCGTTATTCCTGCCGGTAATCCCACGCCCCAAAATGCCAACGTGCCCCATCTGGAGGGGTCCATGGCTGCATTCTTAAAGATTCGAGTGGCTTCGGCAGTAAAACTCACGAAAGGCGACATGAGGGGTTCTAATTTGGATTTCTTGAGCTTGCCAAAAATTCGTGGTAACTGTGTATAATTAGGAAACCATCTATCCACAAACTTTGCGGCATCGGGGGGAGACATACCCAAACTGAGTTGCTTAATATATGAAGCCAATTTTGGAATTTGATCTTCAATTTTATATAATTCTCCGGCACCCCTTACCATGCCCTTGGCGGCATCCCAAAAGTCCACCAAGAAATTGTCACCTCTTGTGGCCATCAAATTTTTGATTAAGGGCTTAATATCGGCACCCATCATTTCGGTGCCAATTACACCTTGTTTATAGGCTTCTTGCAACATAGGTGTATCATTATAAATATGCGAGAAGGCTTGCTTGTAGTAAGTACCATTACGGGGATCGAAGGGCGATACCTTGGCCAATCCAGAAAATAGTACATTACCTAAAACATTTCGTCCGTGCGTAACGGGGTCCATGGCCGTTTTCCCCATTCGCCAGGCATTATAAATTGTATGATATACCTTATCAATTGTGTTTTGCACTTCGGGAGAGGCAATTTCTTGGAGATCGTCATACAAAGCCTCTGGAACGTACTTTCCACTCAACGCACCCAATCGTGCGCCCTGGGGCATTTGAGACCATCCCACTTGTTTCATGTCTGAGGCCAAGTTGGGATTAGAAGCAATCGTTTTAAAAAACTTGAGGTTTGCCAATGTGGAACTTAAATCGCCTACGGTACGAGCGCCAACATAGTCGCCAGGGATTACTTCGCCCATCAGTTCCCGGATGGGTTGTGGGATACGTTCCCGAGGCAATAGAGGGGATATATCAATACGAGTTGCCTTTGGGAGCCCTGCGCCTGGCGCCCTTTCAGGAAGGTTGCGCAACTTGCCGATACCTGAACCTACGGTATTTAGAGAGCGGGCTTTACCGGCAATTATTTCTAAAATCGTGGACTCAACATTACTCTCAGATGCATCAGAAAGGTTGGCCTTCAACCACTTCCGTGCACTATCCACGGCATGTTGCGGCGGAGTATAATCCTTGCCAAGGACATCTCTTCCGTACACCCTGCGAACATATGTTCCCATATTGCTCTGAATCTCATCCAATAGGGCCTTGTGCTGGAGGGGATCAAGTTGCTGAGATATTTCGGAACTCAGTCGATCAATTTCTTGGCGCATTGGTTTTACAGCTTCGGCAATCTTCGGGATTGCCATGGGTTCTGGAGCCCCTCGAAGAGCCTCTCCGGCCAATATCTTCTCTTGGGGCGTGAAGTTAGCCATTGTGCTGGCCATACGGGGAGCCTCTCGTAGACCCAATGTGGTTTCTCCAACTGCAGTTTTATGGGCCGCAAAAACTTCGGGATATTCAGAAAACTTTGGCGTGAAGGCTCGTTTGGTTACTTGTTTGAAGGCTTCATAACCCTTTTTAATAAGTCCTGGTGCCTGAGCTTCTGCTAACGAAGTAACACTCTTCATGGCACCCGGAAATGCCATACCCATGGCTTGTTCGCGCATTTCTCGTTCACGTTTGGAGGCCTCTGTTTCTCCAAAAATGGGTTCATCAAGTGGAGCACCCATTTCAAGAAAGCGATTGAGCATCTGTGCGCCCTTAATGTCGGAATGGCCTAATACATCAGAGGCTTTATTTTTTAATTTATCAATCAATTCTGAAACAGTCATACCTCCGGGATTAAAAAAGTCTTGCTCGCTTTCGGGGGCTGTTTGAAGTGCTAATGGTGCTCCCGCAAAATACTTAATGGGATATGAGGGGTCTTGCATGGCTCTTCCAAGGGCTTCAATCTTTTGTGCCCTTTGGATGGCTTCTGGTGCTGTGCCCGGAAGAATTGCTGTACCTTGAGGTGTAACACTTATTGGAGGGGGATTCAATTGGGGTGGTATATAGGATGGTTCCGCAGGAATTGGGGCACGTGGACCCAATATTTCCGCTTGAGGTCCTAATGGAGCTCGAGGTCCCAATTCGGCAGGGGGTAACTTGGCTCGACCCCTAGACAAGAGTCTACCCAAAAGTCCCATGGCTGCTACAGCAGCCGGATACTCCACGAAGGGAGCATACTCCTGTACTTTATCCCAAGTAGAGGGGGTTGATGCGGGGGTACTATCCATAAAGGGATTAGCCTCAGTAGCCGGGATTCCCGGGGATGTACTATCCATGAAAGGATTTGTCTCTGCCATTATTTAAGATCATCGGGAATTTCATTTTCCCGAAGTCCACTCAATTCCATTAATTGTGGAAGTTTATCGGGTCGCCATTGACCGGCTTTTTTGGCTTCACGGGCTTGACCCAAAACTTTAGCGGCATTTTTATAGAATGTTAATTGGTTACTAATGACTTGCTGTACTTCTTGGGGTTGGCCCGTCATCATGGGTTCCAGTAATTTAACGTACTTCTCGGGATCAATGTATGTGCCCCCAAATCGAGAAGTTACCGTGGCTTGTTGCTTGGCATTATCAATTGCCAAATTACCAGTACTCATGGCTTGAGAGGCTTCTTTGCCTGGAGAGGGGAATGTTGCTAAATGACGTGAAATGATATCTTGGGCTGCATCGGGTTGAAGTCCAATTTTGATGAGGGCATCATAGAGTGGTCCTACATTGGTTTTACCCGGAAGGTTGGCTTCAAATTGGGCAGTTTTACGGGCTTCTTCTCCACTCAAGGCTTCTTGGGCTCGCATCTTTTCCATTCCGGCAACGTCACCCATGGTTTGAATCTTTTCTCTTCCGCCTTGCTCCAAACCAAATTGTTTCATGAAGGCTTCCATTTGACGCTGTTGAGTAAGTCCAGTCTGGGCCTGTGCCCCTATTTGACCCCTCTTGGCAGCTAAATTTGCGGCCCACTTACCCCCACTTGTTTCAGACATAGGCACATTGGGAACATTGCGTCCACGATTAATTCCGGCTGTAGCCATTTGCTCAATGGCTCCCAGTATTGCGGCCCACATTTGTTGCTTGGGGTCTTGCTCAGTCATGTATCGCAAATCTTCCGGAGTCATTTGGCCCACAAGACCAGAGGGATAACCTTGCTGCGTCAATAAACCCATTTGACGTGGATCAAGACCCGGAGGTTGCGTAGGCTCTGGTGTCATCGAGGGAATCATACTTCCCCCCTGTTGCAAATTTTCCATCCATGGATTATAGGCGTAAGGCATTTTGCTCCTTATTGAGGTATCTGTAAACCAAGGGCTTGAATGATTGCTGCCATTGGATCATTGGCCTGACTTCCCCCAGTCAATAAACCCATTAGGGAATTCATAAATTCATTGGCCTCTGTACCACGTCGTTCTTCAAAACCTATTCCAGAGCGAGTCCAGGCATCTTCCATACCACGCAGCCCGGGTCCCGAAGTTAAAAGTCCTCGGCTCTGCAATTCGGGTTTAATTATGTCTTCAACATCCATTTTGGTTTGCTGATATTCCGGGGATTCTGTGAAGCCCCCACCAGTTAATAGACCCCTACCACGAGACATATAATCTTGCATCATAGGCATAAATTGTTCTTGAAGTGTGTCCCACGTAGGCGGAGCATTGGCGGCAGCAGCAGCACCAGCATCGGCCTCTTCTTGGGTGCTATAAAACGGAGTTTGACCCGTTGCATATTGCCCAAACTGTTCACCCATTTGAGAAGGTGAAAATAAATGAGCCCCATAGGATTCATAACCCTGTGGAACCGCATACTGATTGCCCTGATAATCTTTCACGATTTTGAACTGAGCATAGCCCGGACCATACGTCCCAGAAGCACCTACACGACCCACAACATTGGGATCAGTCATACCCCAAGCCTTAAGATCATTGGGATCAGAACTCATGCCACTCAAGAAGCTTTTACCGGCCTCACTGGAGGGATCAACTCGCCAGCCATACATTCCAGTGTCGCCTAATTGCTGGAGGTCTCCTAAATTGCTGGCCATATTACCAAAGCCTTGTATGGCGGGCTGATCGCCTTTACCCTTCTTCCAAAGACCTCCGGCTGTCTCCCAGGTGCGGGGACGATCCTTATCCCAAGGTTGCCATGCTGGTGCTAATGCTGCGGCCATTATCGACCTCCCGTAATGAGGCCCTTATAGGGAGCCCCCATTTGTTGTGAAGTAAAGCCCTTGGCTCCAAGCATGGTTCGCATTCGAGGATTAAGCATAGAGGGCTGAAACATAGAACCTCGTGCCATCTTGGCCATCAGCAAATTATAAAGAAGTTCCTGCAACTGAGGACTTCCAAAGATTGAACCAAATCTTTGCTGCCCCTCTGGCTTACCAGGACGATTAATAAATGAGGATGCAATTCCTCCACCGGCCCCTATTATTGAGGGCAATGCAGCCAACATTGCTGGACCCATTTTATTTCTCCATTACAGTTAAAGTTTTATTGAAGCCCATTGATTTCCAAAAAGCCACGTTGGGTGTGGCAACTTGAATTGGCACATTATTGGGAATTAGATTAAGTAGGGCTTTTGCGACCCCATTTTGTCTAAATTTCTTTTTAACAAAAAGATGCTGGACTACTACAAATTCTTTGGGTTTGCCATAAGGTATTTCCACGAGGCTAAAAAATATGAAGCCTTTGGTACCTTCATCATCGTGATAGATATATAAATTCTCGTGGTCCACATTTGAAACATGGTAAACCATGAACTCAACTTTATCAGAAGTCGTAATTTTGTGGCCCTCTTCTTGTCCAAGACTCCCCCACATTTCGGCCACGTCAGTGAGATCATAGGGTTGAGCATGCATTACGTAGGTACGTTTCGGACTGTCTCCTTGGCTTGCTTGGGTATCAGGTATTCTATCTCCACTCCGTAAAACTTCACTATGGCTGTTGGTAACATTGAGAGTTGCCATACTATTTCCTTTCCTCGGTGTGAGGCCAAGTCCCAATACACAAATTCTGGAACATTGGCTTGCTCAAAGGTAAAAATCTTTCGTTGTGAAAAAGGCACGGTTCCAATCACGGTACTGGAATATCCGCCGGTTCCGGTATAGGGTCCATCAGCACTATCTCCACTTTTTAGAGTGGTCGTTAATGTGGTGGCATTAGTCCGAAGTTTGATGCCAAGTAAATCTGGAACCTTCTCAACGCCCCAGGGTTCTGTGAAGGCTCCCCCAATTACACGAAGGAGAGTATTACCACTACGATCTACAAAACTGGTAGAATCTTCGTACCACGCTCGGGAAGTGCCTGCCAAAAAAAGGGTACCATCTCGGCCCCTCAAAGAAGATTCAAAGCCCCCACGAGCATGGGAGCCCGTCCAAATATAGTTTTGGGGATTACTAAAATTGAACCACATTTCTCCCCCGGTTTGACCCAAAAATAATTTATAGAATCCATCATGCACAACGGCATTACCATAGGTATGATCTATGGTAGTAGTAATACTGGATACTCCAATACTAATGTCGGTAACACGACCTTCGGGACTAACCAAATATACGTGACCATCCGTGCCAGTATAAATTACGCCAACCTCAGTACTCTTAATGGTTTTGGCCATATCTGTTCCAGTCGGAGCCTGTAATCTATCCAAGATTGTATCGGAACCAATGGGATCACCATTTAAAATCCATATGGAATATTTCTTAAAAATAAGTAAACTTGTGGATACGGTCTCGCCTGCGCCGGAAGCCAATACACCAAAGCCAGTAATTTCATCCCCGTCTCCACTATCACCAACTTGAATATAATTTGTAGAAGCAAAATTGGTTGTAAGAATGTTGCTATACCAAGCCTTATTACCATCTGCCGTTGTGTAGGTTGCATCTGCCGGATAATTAGCCACAAAAAGACGATTATTATAAACTATGATATGTTTACCTCGAGGCGGAGCATTACTGCCCGCCGCATTGGCCAGCACAAAGGGATCGCCTCCTTCCAAAACTTTTATGGGATCAACTCCGTTGGCAATAAAAGCAGAGGCATAAGTAGTGCTAATACTATAACTAACAATTTCATAGTCGCTTCCCGTAGCCGTAAAAGCCCCACTATCCATCTCATATACTGTATTTGTAGCACCTTTGGAGGAAGTTGTAAATACACGACATTTATCTACGCCCGACGACATATTGCAAATAATAACAGTATATTCCACTAGGGGCGGAGCAGTTGCTGGCACATAAATACCTAGAGCACGAATATGAGTTGATGTAGCTAAATTTGCGGCTGCAGCAGTAACGCCCGGGATAGGCTGCAAAACACCCTTCTCGGTAGATTTTTCATACATATTTTGGGTTGCATATAAACGATCATCCGGAAAACTGGTTACATGAGTGTCAGTATCCGTGGTTTTAAAAGTTCTTTGTTCCTTGCGTTCTCTGTCCATTAGAGACTCTCATCATTCCAAGCAAACATGGGGGCTTTGAGACTCTTACGTTTGCTTAAATTCTGACGCAAATGACTTTTAACCTTGGCAATTTCTGTCATTGCAAATCTCTGTCCCACCGAGACCCAATCAGTATCGTCCGTTTCATAGGCCTTACCGTAGGCATAAGCCATATGAATGAGGCTCTGATAATATCGTGGGGGTATGGCCGGAACATCGCTGCCATTAGTTAAGTCTACAGGTACCTTTTGATAGGTCACTATGATATCTTTTGAGGCAGCCCAGGGGTATACATCCAGCCAAATGGTCGGACCACTCTCATCGAACGAGGCCACCCTGGGAATTCCGAGATTTGCGGTATTTACCAGATGGGGTCTATAATGAGTCAAAAAATCGGGATCAAATTCTATGAGTTTGAGTTGACTTCGATAGTAATTGGCACTGTCTTGATAGGCAATACTATTAATGCGATCCAATGTGGTATTACTCGTGGGCGTGAAGGTATAAGATGCACTTGTCGTTAAGGTACTAATTGTAGCCAATGTTACTTTTAGTGAGGGAAAGTTAATGTAATGACAAAGATCACGTTGCGATAGATTAAGCCATGCCGTAATTTTGTCATCGATTTGGTCGTTGCGAAGTAATTCCTGCAACCGGGCACGCAAATAAGTCAAATCTCCAAAGGCCGTATCTTCTTCACATTCAACATAATAAATGCGGCCCTTAGGCACATTAACGGTGCCTGTCTCACAGGCCACACCCATGCTGCCGGGATTGGCATAAACCGAATTGGTGACTGAAATTCTTTCGGTACCATCCAAATCTACGGCAATGGTAGTACCATCACAATCCAATTTAATTTTGTATGTTGTGGTGGCACTAAAAGCGGGAATGGTATATGATCCAAGTGATGTTTCGGTTCCGGTGGCCAATGAAACCAAAACCAAATCTCCGGTACCTTTTATGTAGGCATAATAACCGGATGGTGAAGAAGTCGTGCCTGTATTGTAGGCCCGGGCCAGAGCCCCAAAGCGGTCTTCGGCCTCTGTGCCAATCGTGCGGCCCGTTATGGTAATTATTTGATCGGCATGGTGAGCCACATCTAAATAAGCAAAAGAAGGAGTATCTGTGGCTACCGTATCGGTGTTTTCAATCCAAAAGTCCCCGGCACTGATCTTGAGCTTGGCGGGTGCATCCTGAAAACTCCAGGCCACGCCCACTGTAGGAATATGATTATCCAGTTGGGTGTCCGAGGCCTCGTAAAGAGTATCAAATTTTGTGAGGTTCATTGGTCCTCATTATGAGTGCTAGGAGGCCCTTTCGGACCTCCCCCTGTTTATGCAGTCGTAGTGATTACGATTCCGCAACCATCACGAAATTCCGCATATCCGTAAATGACATCAACAACGAAAAGCCACCCAAGGTACTCTTCTTTGTACTGGGCCTGAAATCGAGGTGATTTCTGGATTGCCAAAGCATAGGCATCCTTCTGAATGGCAATATTCTTGTAGGTCGTGCTTAGAGGTACATTTCGTGAGAAATATACGCCACAACCATAAATCTCGCCAAACTTGGAATCCTTATTGTCACTTGGCCCCATTCCGCCTCGAAGGTCTCCACCCGGACCGGTCCCGCTAGAGAGGATTGAACCCCCTCCACCACGGAAATCGGCACGATAGAATTTATCGAGGTTGAAGAAGGTACTCTTTTGGGTCGGACGGAAAATAAAGCTTCGGTCCGTACCGGGAACATCACCAAGGTCCATGAGCTCAATGGCCTTTTGGAGATTGGCGTCCGTTACTAGAGCTCCCCCAGTAATGCTTTGACCAAAATCACCATAGAAACCGGCCAGGAGGTCGGTATCAATGGCTTTGGCCAATTCGTAGCCCGCGCCTTTGGTGTACTCATTGCGCAGGTCATACATGGACTGAACTTCCAGAATGTCCTCCAATAGCCAAGCCACGTGCTTGTGCTTATTGACGGTTAGGGTAAATTCAGTCTCAGTGGGAGAACTGATAACAACGGCATCGGTGGCTACTTTGTTGTTAACCGTGAGGGCCGTAACGTCGGGAATGTGCACGACATCACCTTTCTTGCCCTCAAACTCGATGTTTTTGCAGAGAGGTGCCGCAACAAGATTCATTTTGAGATACTCACGAGTCTCCTGCAGCCAAATCTCTCCAACAAACTTGTCTCCAGTTGTAACTGTCATAGCTTCATCTGGAGCGAACTTGGTATTTGCCACGAGTTTTTCCTATTAAGGGAATTAGTTAGTCAAGTATTCCCCAAAGGGACTTGACCAATCCTTACCCGGGTTAACAATGATAGGCTTACTGTTTAACTTTGAACACGCCCTTCGGTATAGGCCTTCAATATCTCGGCATTGCGTCTCCGATATTCTTCGGGATTGTAACGCCTAAGATTATTGATGGCACTCTCCGAAAATATGGGACCAGTACTCGGAGCACCCCGAGCTCCACCCCTTTCCATCACGAGGTCTCGTGACTGAGGCGTGGCATTTGTACCCTTGATGGCCTTGAAGTTGCCAATTAAATAATTGGCGCCCTCAACAGTCGTTTCTAATGAACGCACATCTGGCGGCAAGGATTTTACGAATGCCTCAAGCTCGGACTTAAACTGAGGGTCCCTAATTTCTGGGTGCATTTCAGATAAAGCAGTAAAGCCAGCCGTTTGCCTAATTGGAGCAATTGCTTCCTCAACTATGCCCTTCACGAAGGACTTGGCCTCATCCACTTCTCTATTAGGCTGTGGCGTTCCCGTCGGAGCCGCAGTCCTTTGTTGCAAGAGTGGCGTGACATACTCTAAAGTTCGCTCTAGGAGCGCTAACTTCTGAGTCTTTTCGGTATAGTTTTTTTGAAGCTCCTTGTAGGCTTGTTCAGTAGCAGCACCGCCTGGTCCCGAAACTAATGGATCGGGGGGAGGCGTTGCATTGGGCGTAACTAAGGGATCAGGGGTTGCCCCACCCGTACTGACCGCCGGAAGATTCGTTGACATTGTGTCCTTTCGTAGAGTTATTCAGACTTTTGAAATTCCTCAAACTCTACTTCTTGGGCTTTCCGAACGCCCTCAATGCGAGATCGTTCGATTATAGCCCGTGGGTAATTGACCACGAAGTTGAGAGTCTTTATACTCTCTTGTAGTGAAGCAATCTTCGGGTCCGTTGATTCTTGTGAGATTAATTTGTTTACCATTTCATTGATTTGACTTTGCATATCGCCAGTGAGGGCTTTCCATCCACTACTGGAGGCCAATCCCCGAAAGGTACTGGCCTTGCCAGAGAGAACACTATCGGGCGTGCCTCCCACGGTTGCAATTGGCTCATTCGGATTAATTGTGGCCTCTTTAGGGGCCTTTACCTTGGCTTGTTCCATGTGTCCTCCGCATAATCTCCTGCATCTGAGCCACTAAGTCGTTGCCTGGACCAGGCGGCGCATTTGGTGTGCCCCCTGCGGCAACAGGACTCCCAGGTTTTCCACCAGGACCCAATGGAGTGGCACCTTCTGGTAATGGAGCGCCAGGAGGTAATTGTTCCACAGGCCCAGCCGGAGCGCCCTGTGCAGTTGACTGTGGTTGACCGGGTTCAGGTAATCCCATATTGGGCAATAAACCCGGGGGCATTTGTGGCGGAGTTTGGAAAGCATTTTCCAAATCCCTAAATCCAAATGCCTGATATATTTTCTTGAGTAAATAAAGCCGATTAATGAATGGAGAGTCTACAGGATTGGCCGTGCCCTGTAAGAAGCTAGTCAATTGCTGAATGTGAACTTCCTGAGCAGCAATACTCAGACTCCCCAAAGGTATAAAGTCAAAATCTCCGGCAATGTCTTCGGGCTTAAATTGATAATCCTGTGGATTTCCGCCTTCACCGGCAATACGCATTATGAGACCAGGAGGCACGTATTGTATAATAATGTCCTTAAATAATTTAAGTGCTGGTCCAATACCGCTTCGCTCAAATCCCGCGACAATGCTCTTTAGCTGCCGTGAGGATGCCCCCACAATCAGCGAGATTCCCGTTGCAGTACGGTTGAGCGAAGGCGAGTCTGTGCCTTGTGAATACTTGGTTGAGCCAGTGGCTTCCTGAATTTGTGAACTAAAAAAAGAGGCCTCGTTTATCATATTAATACTAGAAGTGCTGGTATCTATGGGATAGAGAATGTCTTTAGGAGGACCATTAGTGTACCAAATCTCGCCAGGATTCGATACAAAATCCACGCCCTCTTCAACTTTATTGCTATCTATTCCAACAACTTTACGAATGGAAAGGGCCTTTTCATCCAACCCCATACACACCGTGGTATTAAGAGCAATCTGGGGGCCTCGGGCATTCTCGGGAATGCCTCGGCCATAAAACTCGAAAGGAATATCTTCCCAAACTGATTTCACGATGGGACGGGCCTGGGTCATGAGGGGATTGAGTTCCAAACGGCAAAGAGTTCTTCGGTTGGCCAATGCCGCAATTACTTCCACGAAAGGCTCTTGGCCCTCCATTCCAGGGTAGGCTTGACCCTCAAGTTCGCCCTCGGGGGCATCTTCCATTAAAAGTTCACGTGGAATAAGGCCATGATACTCATGAATTTCAATGTCATCATCCCTCCGTTGGGGCGAGACATTCATTATCAATTTACGTTCATCATCAATGGAACTTAATGTGGTACTGCCCCTCAAGTTTTCGTAGCCAAAATATATGGGAGGCCTTAAAGAAGCCTTACGCACGAAACTACGAAGAAAAAGTCCAGAGGCATCTTTGATGTCTAATGCAAAAGGATCAACCCACAAATCATAAAGATCACGTGTAACGAAGCCCGGATACTTGACCATCATCTGTTCCAGCTTCTGAACCATTCCAAACATGGGCATCATGGGTATTCGGGGCTGTACGGAAATCCACTTAACCATTTCCTGAATTAAGGGAATCATGGCTACCGTGGTACCCAATATAGCGGCTTGCAATACATAGGTCTCAAATTGCGAGGAAAACATGGCCTTATCGCAATAGTATTGCAGTACTTCTTTGACCTTTATGGCGCCTTCGGCATCTTCGGAGCTTCTTCCAACACAATCAAAGAATTGATCGGAGGGAAAGAGGACCTCCATAACGGAGGCCACAGAACTTGTGACGGCTTGCTTGGTGGCATTGATGAACACACGGGCACGGAGGCCTTTCGTGTGCATTTCCTCAAACTTGCCTCGGAATTGACGATTTAGTTTGTTCCATTGCTGGACCCGGACACGATAGTCCTGGTCCATGCGGTCAAACTCCTTCACGAGATAAGTTTGTACCTTATCCAACACATGAGATGCCATGATTCTCCTTGCTTATGTAGAACGCTTAAGAGCCAACATTACATCTACGGTGTTGGTAAGCTCGGCCCCAACAGCATTTGTGGTAATAATGATTGGGTCCTTGGTGACTTCACATTCCAATACCATACGAACATCCACATTGGTAGGAGCACCCGTAAATACCGATTTACCCCTAATGAACATGGTATTATAAGCATCCTTGCCGGGAGCCTGAGTAGTGTCCTCAGTCAGGGCCTGTGTGGCTACGGGCGTAATCGTAAAATTGATTTGCTCGCTGCCGTCTACAGTCATGGCCGCGAACGTCCCAATTGTAGTATAAGCGCCCCCAAAGGTGGCACTTTCCTCAATGGTACCGGCCAGGGATGAGCCTGCCCAGGTGCCTGCGGCTTGCATAACGGCCCTCAAACGAGAGGCCCCATGAATGTGCTTAATCATGATGGGTGCACCCGTCACGGTATCGGCACCGGTTTCATCCTCATTGGTGAAAAAATGATCGAAAACTAATTTTGCCATGTTCTCCTCAGTACCCGCTCTCGGAATAGAGGGGCTCATATTTTGGTTGTTTTTTCCATCTCCGCTTGTTGCCCATAATTCCATCCACGGAGAATTTGCTTATTGCTACGTAACGTAGGGCGTCTTGCACGTGCTCGAAGTATCCATCAGAAGCGGGTTCGTCCTTAACTACGGCTCCATCCTTGGTTGCCCGACATTTATAGCCCCCAAAGGCTCCTTCAATGAAGATTTTGCATCGAGGATGGACGAGGAAATCAGGCTTGCCTCCAGTATTTCGGTCCATCTTGAATCTAAGGATTGTAAGACCATCTTTAATTGAACTCCCCTTAAAATCGCAATTAATTCCTTTACTCTTCAAAATTTGAACAGAGGTTTCTTCACTCTTATCATTGGTTTGATTGCCAGCAGGATCGCAATAATCCTCAAAACGAGCATCTTTACCAAAATGCGTGGCCCCAAAGGCTTGAACTTGATCGGCAAAACGATCCAACAATATTCGCGAGCCTTGTATTTCGGCATGCACCAATAATCGCTCATCATTATCAATCTGACAAAAGATTACGGCGGGATGAAGAAAGCCAAAATCCCAACCCCTTATGAGGGGTTTATTTTTAATATACTTTGTATCCCTTACATGAAGGTCCTCAGAAAAGCCCGGATATATGCGGTCACCCGTACCAACGTAGCCAAATTTGCCTTTAACGTACCGATCAATCCAAGCAGGAGGATAATTAGCCAAAAGATTATCAATGTAATCTTGAGGAAGATGGACGTTCTCCAACGTGCTGGCCTGAATGAGTTCATAGTCACTAAAGTCCTCTAAAACATCGTGCTTAACAAAGTACCGATAAATCCAATGTTCGGTGGTAGTAGGATTTGTAGTAACAAATACACAACGCCTAGCCACGTGAGGCTTTCGGATACGACCAGTGAACATGAGAAAGGATTCTTCGTCCACTTCGGAGGCTTCATCAATGTAAGCGAATCCAAGCTCCATTTTGATTTTTTCGGGATCGTCGAGGCTACGAAATAAAATCTCGGAACCATTGACGAACTTGAGATGGTGCTCGGCCTTGTTGAATGAGGCGATAATCTCGGGGGGACATACATCGAAGAATGTCCTCATGGTGGTATCACGAAGCTCGGGATAAGTCTTTCGAGCTACCACTCCCAAATTGTGGGGATACTCAAGACTAAGAATAATGCTCTCCATGCATCCGCAAAGCGTTTTTCCACTTCCAAAGCCTCCGACGTAACCTCTAAAGCGGGCCTTGCTTTCATGGAATTTCCTTTGCATCGGCAGGGGCAGATAATTCAACTGTAAGTCCACTCTTTACCTTATCCTCAAACTTTGGTCTGGTAAATCCCAGACTCAAATTGATTTGGGTGGCTGCAACGGCTTGGGGATTCAACATGCCCGACATCTCGAAAAGCATACGGGCCGGATGATGATCCTTGAACTCTAGTGCCTTCTGTCTAAGTTTATGGGTTACTGGTACAAGGGCCTCAAACACCATGTTACCGGCCACTTCCTTGACAGCCCTTCGGAAGGGCTCACGTTTAAAGAAGGCATAGTAACTCATGCGAGAAACAGAGGCCCGTTTGCAAATCTCGGTAACCGAGCATTCAGCAATATCATGGGCATGAAGGGCCTCGAGCAGACGGCCCTCGGCGGCACTCAAATCGTGCCATCCCATATCATTGCCCTTCGCGTCCTTGAAGAAGATTGTCTTGGCTCGGGATTTTGGCAAAATTACTCCTAAATAGGCTCCTTGAGATAAAGCTCAATCCACATTTTTCTTTCTGATTCTTGCTGCGCCTTGGACATAAGTTTGGTCGAGGGATCATTGCGTAACTTTTGGTCAACATAATCCTCAGCCATCTCCTGCAAAGTCAATGGACTCTGCGGAGTTGTCACGAACCATGATTTGATCCAGTTCCACATTATCGTCCTACTCCGGTAAGCATTGCGGTATTGAGTTCTTCTTCTGCCGAGATACGACTGAGAAATAAGTGTGCAATCGTGCTGGAATTGGCCTGACTTACCGGAGACCCAATCCGACACCGAAAGATTGCCGAGGTAAAAATACGAGTATATTTAACATTCTGTGTCGGCCAGTTGGCTTCGGTCCGGTTGACTCCGGTTGCATCATCATAATTGTCCACCGCCGTTCCGTTGGTGTCATCAATGGTCTGAAATACAGTCGTGTCGTCTTGGAAATTACAGTATTGGTACCCTTGTAGAAATCCTGTGTCACCAAGGGCCAAAGTAATGTCATAAGTATCAGCGGCCTCTAAATCAACTCGGAAGGTCTCGGTGTTGCCGTCGTTAGTCCGCTGTGTTAATCCTGCAAGTCGTCGATCAACAGTCGAATCTCGGTCCCTATCACTGATTGTACTCGACCACCCAAATGTGACACCATTTCGAGTAACGGGGTAAATATCTTCCGCAACATACGTCTCATCCGGGCCATCTGTAACGTAACTTGGTGTCGTTCTGAAATTGAAGCCCTTATCCCACGCCATTTACCATACCGTCTCATGAGAGGAAACTGCCGCCAGGACAGCGTTTGCCGCCGCCGTGATATCTAAACTGGTTGTCTTTACAACGTCTCGTAAATTTTGTGCGGCAGTCCGTAATTCGGCCACGCTGTTTTGCCCTTCGGTTACTGTTAAACCCAAGGCCGTCAAACCATTGACCAGTTTCGCACGGAGAGTTGCATCCCCCGTCAATCGAGTAACCCATCCGATCCTGCGGAGATACTCGTTGGCATCCTGTGTCATCACAGTCGCAAGTTCAGTCAGACTTCGGTTATTAAGATCACGAATGTACCCGTTGGCGTTGCTCCGCATGTCCCGCCGGAGACCTTCTAAATTGTGGGCTGCGTCTGCCGCCAGTTTGTATTCCTCGAACGTAGCCATTATGCCACCACAAAGAAATGAACTGTGTAATCCACATCACCGGCAGCACCAAGATTGGCAACAAGGGCAGTATTGGCCGGTAGCTTCCAGGCCGGTGTATATGGAAAGACATACCCACCACCATTACCGGCAAGGGTTCCACCACCACGAATCGTCCCGGCTGCTCCTTCTCGGACCAGGGCACGAATTTTAGATGCCCCTTGGTTACTTGCCATTATTCCGGTGACATAAATACTGAGTCCCCCGCCAGGGGCCGCAAGAAGCGTAGTATCACCCGAGGCCGTTACATTGATTCTTGTCGGACCTTGGGTGGAACTTACGACTGCGGGTGCTACGTGCTGATTTATTGCGGGGAGAGTTAGGACATCAATATCGCCAATGTTATTTGTACCGGCAGGTATAGGGGGAAGGGTAAGAACATCCACGTCCCCAATATTAGCCGTTCCCGCAACAAGCGGTGGTAACGTCACAATATCAACATTACCAATGTTGTTATCTCCAGCAGCAATTGTGAGAACATCAACATCTCCGATATTGTTTGTTCCTGCTGGAAGTGCGGAATCAAAGACAGCAATATCAATCTTTCCACAATCTCGAAGAGCACGATCTAGTGGATCGGTGGGAAGACCCACAGTAGTCGTTACGAGGGTGGCTGTATCAAGAGGTCCAAAGGCTTCTTTAACAATTTGGTACTTGATGCCCCCAATATCATCAGTGGCGATTACGTCTCCGCCACTTCCTGTATTGAGTGTTGTATTGTCAGCCATAAACCCTTAACTCCAAAAATTGGAAGGTGAAAGAATGGAGGGATTACAATACGTCTACGAGCATCCCTCGTTATAAATGGATATCTTTCCTCGGCTGCTGGAGGTACTCCGGCAAGCAAATTATTCATGAGCAATGGAAGTAACATAAAGATTCTTTTGTGCTACTTATTATGTAGCACTTGATACATTGTATTTCTCAAGCTCGACCCAATGCATTGTGACCGAAAAGACCCAAACTCCAGTGGCAGGCACAGTGGCACGAATAATAAGACCTTCGTTTTGGGCCAAAACTAATGGATGAGATTGAGCATAATTATGCCATAAAAGAGTAGAACCCGCAAAGATTGTGCCCGCAGTGGCCGTTCCGGGAGAGCCCGTTATGCGAGAAAGGTCTTGGGCGTCCAATGTTCGAGTACCAGCCGCGAGAGTGACGGTACTGGCAATTCTGGCATCCGTCACGAGGGAAGTACCCATGCGAGTATCTCGTTTGGCATTGTTTGTGGTTAGCACAATAGCCGTGCCATCAGTATCGGAAGCTGTGAAGGCACGAGCAAATATGAGGCCAACTGTGGCTACACCAGCAGCAAAGGCTGTTCCATTAACGGCAGCATCAAATGTAATACTTTCCACAAGGGCAATATTTGAAGCATTACCCCACCGAAAACTAAAGATAGGAGAGTTGGCTGCCAAACCGGCAGCCATGGAGCCACTGGAAGCCCCAAAGGAATATTGGCCCAATCCACCGTGGGCATGGGGTCTAAGCATTGTGGAATTTGCCATTTCAAATCTCCTTTATATTATATTGCCCTGATGTCGGGGACCAGCCCCTATTGTAACATCCCTGTGAGTATGAGTTTCTTTAATAAGACCACCACTCTTTGTGGTATCATTCTTACCAATCGGAGTCCAGCCATGCTCAATGCCTTTAAGCAATCGTGCTTGGGCTTGTGCCTTTGCACGAGTCGTGGATTTGGCCTTAACACCATGGGGTGTTGAAACGCGATAGCGAGAACCACTAATTTTTCCAATTTTGACTGGCATTAAGTCTCTCTATATTGTAGTCGCTCGGGACTTGTTGGCAACAATTTTGGTTCCTGAAAACGATTACAAATTTGATCCAACGAGGTAATAACACCAAAGAGTAAATATGGATTTAAGGATTTTGTAACTGTGGAAGGAATAAGCATAAAACCCCCAAAAAATGAAGTACGCGAGAAGCGCACGAAATCACAATGATTATAGGCTGGCCTGGCCGCGAATACCAGACTCGGTGCCAAGCACGTGAAGGCGAAGAGCAACACTAAAGAGATAATCTTCGCTCGTAGGATCATATTTTATCCCGCCGTATATCTGCAATCCCTTCTTTCCTTTCAATCCCCCACTGATACTGATGAATAATGGCCAAAAGATGTTGAGGCGAAAGATGTAGAAATCGCAGGCCACAATGTGAATTGGCACTAATGAGAGCTCGAAGTGCACTCCCACGTTGTTGGCGCGTACTTTGAATCCCAACTTTTGGAGAAGAAGAAATCCCATTCGCCGGATTTTGGGAAATTCCATTCAATCTTGTCTCCCGTTTTCCATTTCATCCAAAATTCTATCGACCTTTCGGAGAGAACTTACAGCGTCAGATTCATTGTATTTTATGTAAAGCCGCAAATCCCGCTGCTCGAGGCTCACGTTTTTATTAAATTTGCCCTCTCGTGCCCACGTGCGAACCATTTCTACTGTGGTTCCCATGCGGTGCGCCAATTCCTTCTCTTCCAAAATTTCCTCCATCATGTTAAATCTCACTATAGTTCCATTGTACCATACTTTTAGATAAATGTCAAGCTTTATTTTCATTTATTTTTGAGTACGTCCGCAAGTCCTTTAAATATGGCACGTTGGGGATTTGGGGTTTCATGTCCCACACTACGTATGTGATATCTTTAAAGCCCAAATACCCCGTGGTCCCTCCCCCTACCCCTCGTGTACCCACCACAAATAATAATAATATATACCGTATGAACATAGTGTGCATGGATACGTCCTGAAATGAAATGTATATACATATGCAATACAATTTTTTGGGGCAATGAGAAGTGCTATGCATATCAAAACGCTAATATCAATAGGTGTGTGTGTTAACGGATATATAATATTCGAGGCTGTAGGACAAAAAAAAAGAGGGGGAATTTCTCCCCCTCTTCTTTCTGACTTACACTTCCCGTTGGTTCGTTATTACGGGTGTAGTGTTTCGTTAATGGTGGATTGTCGAGCACTTCCCTTCTCAGTATGTTTTTGAAATGGTAACGTGCTCACTTTCTTGTGGGCTTCATCGATCTCTTTTGTGGTATGTTTCGTTACCTCCGTCGCAGACGTTACCTTGACATCCTTACCTTCTACTAATGCCTTAAACGATGCACCTACCATCGTAAGCGTAGTCGGAAAGCCACAGGACTTGCATCGTGCATCAAATTTCGGAAGCAATCTCTGAATCAGTTGCACGTAATTTGATACGTTCTCTCCGCTCAATGCCAATGCCTTGTGCAACGATATCAGCTTGTCGGCTTCATTCTTTCTACCTCTTTTTGTAGCGCCTCTCTTTTCAGACTTGAAAGCGTAAAGCGCTCCTTCTTTCACGAATTTCTGATGTACCTCTTTGTGCGAACCTATCCTATAATAAAACTTTAGAGTAGGTTCTGGTACATTAACGATGGTTGAAATTCTCTTCCAAGTAAAGTACCCAGGCAATTCACTTGTGATCTTGTCACGCACGATTACCAAGTCTTTCATTAACTTGACTTGCTCTTCCCGTGCACGTGCACTGGATTGATTAATCGTGTTGTACCTCTTACCCCATGCCTGCAGAATATTCACGCTCCTTGTTTGAATTGCCTTTGCCTCCTGGACCTCTTCTTTCAACTTTGCTTTACTCATTGTGCACTCTCCCAGTTGCATCGTGCCCCATTGCACGATGGTCTTACTATCATTATAGTACCATAATAAAATACCTTTGTCAAGAGCACGATAAAATATATATTGCTTAAATGACCATATACTATATATCTTACTTGACATAGCCAATTTAACGTGCTATAATAAAGGATAATAGGTACTACAATGAATATAAAGTACTTACGTTTCCATTATCTCTTTTGAGATACTCTTAAGTACTTATATGTTATATAGTACTATAATGATAATACCATTATGAATGAATATATAATATTCCCTATCATATATCTGATATTCGCTATCGTATATCTGATATATATTAATAAATGATTATATAAATAAATATACCCAATAGACTTGACATAAGTATTTAGACATGGTATAATTATTTATATAATCGTGAATAGAGGTATTCACTTTTATATTGGTTACACTAATCAAGCCGTAACCATACGTTAGTCATGGGAATTGAGAAGTAAACAATTCCCCTGCCGGTATCAAGTAATTGGGAAGTGTCATATATCAGATATTCACTCATGAATATTGGATATATTACCCAATGATGGATAACCGA